ATCATCAACCTTTATGATTACATCTGCATCATTAGCCTGTGCATCGATTGTTATATTGCCAACTGTTGTAACAAGACTAGCTGCGGCATCACCTGTGCCTATATCATCTAGTGCGGTTGCTCCTGTTGCTCCTATATCTGATAGCACCTGTGTGCCTGTTCTGTAATCTACGTTACCCGAACCATCTAATACTAAGAACTTATCTGTATCTGTTCCTGCCGCTGCAACGGTTGATAGCGTAAGCGTATTAGCAACAGTAACCTTACCTGCAAATGCTGCCGTAGAATCAGCTACAGTGGCATTTGGAGTAAGAGTTATGTGAGTCACATAAGCATCTATGTCTGCAATATTGTTAGCAAAGGTAACTACTCCACCATCAGCCACCGACCATCTCCACGCATCACCTGCTGTATCTCCTCGATCAGCATACAGATACATGTTAGCGGCAGCACCATTGGCTCCTCTCACCGCAAGAGTCTGGGTATCTATGGATGACAAATGGATGGCGTCATCAAACTTGATCCTTCTCTTTGAAGAACCACTTGTTACCTGGACATCAAATTCACCATTAGTTGTATGAGCAATTGCCCAGTAACCACTAGAGTTTGTGGTGGTAGAGGCTCTACTGGTAGCTGTATCGTTCTTGTCAAATAAGTTGATCGTGGCTCCAGAGATTGCCGCCCCTGCATCGTCATAAACGAATCCCTTGAAGTTAATCGTTGGGGTTGCCATTTCTATCTACCTCCTAATCGGGAGCGATCTTGATAATTTAACGCATCCCTTGTTATTCCTACAGGATCTTGTTCTAAATCGTCCTCGTCTACAAATATTAATGTTATGCCTAAACCTGCCAGTGCCTCTCGTGCCATTATGTCACGTGCCTTAGTATCAGCACCCAGGTGGTAGTGATAATACACCCCTTGCACGTTAACTGCCAAGTTTGGAGGATTAGTAAAGTCGAAGTCAAGAACCATTCCTCCCTTATCCAAGCGTCCTCCGAACTGGCTACTCTGGTATGAGAAGTCAACTCCGTCCTCATAACCCAATTGCGCTAACGCTGCATAGAACATCCATTCAGGGAGCGATCCTGTCCATTCGTCAGGCGGAGACTGTATAACACTCTGAGTAACCATTAGCCGTCCAGTATCACCACCCAAGAAACTTTGTCGCCATTACTTGCCACGTCTACATAGAACGTAGAAAAGGGAATAGTCCCGCCCACGTCAGCAAAGTTAATTTCTAATTCATTCCCAGCAGATAGTTCATATCCGTTGGTAGTAGTAATATCGCTAACACCAAAGTAAGCAATCCCTGAATTGGCAGCGAGTGCTTTAACCTTGATCCAACGAACACGATTAGCAGTGTTACTAAGCTGTTGCTCAGTTCCTGATGTAGCGACTGTAGTTGTTCCTGCGTCAAATATCATGGCTCCACCAGTGAGATCCTACTCACGCCTCTCTCGTCCATACCTGTATACTCTATACCTGTAGCACTCACAACATCAACGTAGTAATTGCGTGTGCCTCCGCTATCGTCACGGAAAGTGAATTCCACCAGGGTGTTAGACTCTATTGCGCTTATAAGATTAGAGCGAAGTCCTTTTGGATTGTTACCTTTATAAGATTCGTTTAATGATACTTCAACTGAGTGTCCATACTTAGCGGGTAGCTTCTTGCGATACTCAAGCGTCAAGCTAACTACGTCTGGAGACTTTTTCATAATTGCTGTGGTAGTTCCTGCTTCCCTTGCCAGTGTTAACTTAAATTTTATTGATCGGAAAGTCGTTCCTACGTTAGATCCAAAGGTATAAGTAGTAGTGCCGTCAGACGTAATAGTCCCCATAGACGTATACGAATCAGAATAATCTATCGCATACTGGACCACTACAGTTTCATTAGAACCGGCATCCTCAACCTCAACCTTCAACTTCAATGCCAGCTTGTCTACCTCAGACTGGCTTGCGTCAAACCAGGGAGACTCTATATAACCAGTGGTTTCATACTCCATGTTTACTAGCTGAGTAGGATTGATAACATCAGGCGGAAGCATCTGATGATACACCACACCGTTCCATCCCCAGAATAATCTATAGTCTCCCTCTCCCGCACTAGTAACTAGCATCTCGGTGATAGGTTGACCTGCTGATGGTGCAGACCAAAGTGTCTGCCATCCCACGTCATTCCATGCAACTATAGAAGAAGTTCCCGAACTATCAGGAATAGCAGGAGAACTATGTCCTACCATACCAGCAGTTGCACCAGACTGATAAGCCATAGCAGGAGCCGGAGTAGCAGGTGCAGCCGTAGCATCGACTGCTGCTATCAGTTCCGTATGACTACCAATCAGCCTCTTGATAGTTCCTCGATTAGCTTCAGGTAAACCGTCATCTTTGTCAGGACCTGTTACGGTGATAACCGCAGACTGCGCTCCGTTAATATACTTGTAGATCCCTAGCCCTGACGGGAGATATATAGCATCCCTCCACCTAGTCGTTCCCGATCCATTGAATTCATGTAATGGTAATTTAAATTCTGTCTCTACCCACCTGGCATTAGCAGAATCATGTGCGTATAGTCCTGTCTTAGTACTTGCATATAAGATCAAATCACCAGTAGCGTCACGTCCTACAAATAATGCGGTGACATATCCGCTTTGGACAGGCAACTGTGCGTCATCCACCTTTGTTCCGTTCAAGGTTAGGGTATACCAAAGGAGTCCTGCGGAATCTATTCCCCATAACCGATCATCCCAATAGGCAATAAACTTAACACCATCTGTAGTCTTTGTAGGCACAGAGGCATAAGACACATCCGTTACTGTTGTCGAAGAAGCAAAGTAAGAATACCCTGCCTCATGTGCGACAACTACGTTATCAGTGCCACCCATTCTTGTCGTAAGGCTGTCGTTAGGACTACCAGGGAAAGTGTAGTCACTTCCACCGTGCTGAACCCTCTCCCACTTTGAATTACCATTTGTGTAGAAGTAAGGCACTGTTCCGTACCCTGCATATAGTGTCGATCCTAGTTCTGCAATGAATGTGATCTCTCCATCTATAGCCGTACCTGCTGCTGTCTCTGCTGTAGTTGCATTAGCTAAAGCAGACAAGACCAAGTGATGCCTGTGTCTCAGGTTAAGAGTGCTATACCATGCTCTGTCCACATCAGCAGCCCCTTGCATACGCTCTACTCCTATACCTCCACGCCAGTCAGACCAACTGATAACACTGGATCTAATCTGTGAGTCCTTAGTGGTATCTCCGATGGTAATCTTTGCCGGATATATAGATGCAAGCGTTGATTGAACAGGGCGAGTTAACGGGTAATACGTCCCGTTTAAATATATCTCGTTAGTTTCTACAACTTTGTTTGCCATTACTCAACCCATCTACCTGTAATCATAGTAGGGAACGCTCTCTTTGATTGCTCCGCAAGCCCAAACCAGAACGCTGCCTGTTGCCGTCTTTGGTCAGGATCTGTAGAAGCTCCTCCCGAATTAGCAGCAAACGCTAACGCTGTTGCTCTGGCTATTATATAGCTGTCATCTATCTCAGAAGTAGCTGTTTCTGTTGAAAGTAACGCTGGCTTGTCTCCACCCTGGATCTTGATCAATTTGTATCCCACTTCAAGACGGGCTGAGTCAGACAGTATCAAGTCTCTTGCTGAACGATCTATCCTCCATAAATGCTTTGGAAGAATCACCCAGTCGGCTGTATCGTTCTCAACCACCTTAATATCATCAAGTCTTACCTGACAGGCTCCTAACTCCGAATCATACTCCAGACCTATAGATATGATTGCCGTATCTGTCTCCGGGTTAGCTAGAGCCATTCTTACGAAAGTCCAAGTGTTAGCTGTTAATGCAGGGACTTCTAAAGTTTCTATCGGAGATGCACAAGAAGCTGAGTCATCCAGGAGAATCTTTAAATTCCCTGCGCTTGTAGCTACGGTAGACTTGATCCAACACTCTAAGTAATCGTACTTAGATATATCTTTGCTTCCTATGGAATCAGTAGCTATCTCGCCGCCGGTTGCTGCTCCTGCTATGACAAACTTGTTACTACCAGTTCCTCTTTTCTTGTCCTCTGTATCTACAGTAACTGTAATGTCACTATCAACTGTCTCGTCAAACGCTGCATTGCAAGAATGTAATAGGGTTGATGAAACTTTACTTCTATAGAATAGTCTGTTAATTATCGAAATATTAGACGGGATATCAAACCGCATGTTCCTGCTGTCTGCGTGTAGTTCCACGTTCTCTGTCGGATGGTACGCTTGACCTGTGGTATCTATGATCGCCTGGTTAATGAACTCATCAATTACTTCAGGACGAAATTCGTCATCCCATATCTCAAATGTATCTCCGGCAGCCGTAGCAAATGAATATGCTTGTTGTACCGTTAACCTGTAAGCACTTGCTGTGTAGTCACTAATGATCCTGGTTTCAGTATTGTTGGAGTTGGTGACGTCAGCAACCACGAGCCACTTACCATTATAAGAATCATCGCCACCAACGAGCGAAAGAGATATCAATGTCGTTGTTGATCCTGCGTCATAAGCAGTACCAGTTCGAATCGCTCCTAGATTGTTTCCGATACTTTGTCGGAGTTGCTTTCTTGTTCTTCCTTGCACTGGCATAATAAAGCCTCTTCTTGCAATCGAAGTACAGTTCGCTTAAGAGCCACAATCTGTACCTCATAATCAGTTATTATATTAATCTTGTCACTCAAGACAGCCTGTATGTCTTGGTTAGTTATGCTAATCTCTGTACTCTGTTCGACCATCAGATACCTCTATATGTTATTTTGTTGTTAGTAGATTCTCGCATCATTGCGGTATATTTTCTAAATTCTTCTATTGCCTTACCTATCTCCTTGAGTTCATCTCCCGTAGGCTTACGCTTCATCTCTCGTTCCTTTTCTTCTTCTAAGAAAGTCTCGAAGGATTGCGCTGCCATGTCCTCTATGTGCGCCTTGCTAACCATAGAATCAGCAGGGATTGATACCTCACACATTCTTCCCGTGATAGGAGACTTCATCTTGAACTGGTGAACCACCATAGACGCCCCAGACTCGCCATTAAACCCAACGTCAGTTGAGCCTAAGTAGACCATGCCTTGAGGCGTCCATAGTGCATCCACTGATTACGCTCGTATTTTTAACATTACTTGCTGATAGTCAGTAGAAACCGCAGCAATACTTATTGCAACACCAATTGGTTCCAAGTCAGTAGCACCTGAAGAATCATGCAAAGTAGCCATACCGCTCTGTCCTGACACTTCGCTGACCTCAATAGCATTACCTAAAGTCATAGCTGTAGTTCCGCTTACCTCAACAGAAGCAACGCCATATGTTTGAAGCCAGAAGTAGTAAGAAGCAGTTACTGGAATAGGCGTAACACCAAGTGGTCCTGTTGTCTGGGTGCCATCACCATCAATGAGTTTTACTCCTGCATAAAGGTTTTCCCTTAATCCACATAAAGAAGCAGTAGTTAATGCAGTTCTTATTCCATCTTCTTCATCAAGCGTGATGATGACCGTGTTATCGGCAGATGCATCGTGAGCAGGATGCGACTTGATTCTATAGACTTCACCTTCGCCCGGTCCATCATTGAACATCAAGTATCCATCTGCATATTGGTCTTTGGTTAAGTCAGTAGTTGGTACTTCTATGCTAATTGTTGTATCACCAACACTATGAGCAGCAGTAGCAGCAACATCCATATCGTGTGCAGCAACTACGGCAGTACCGTCAACAATCTTTCCAGCGGTGGCAAGTGACGTTCCGTCATCCTTTGCATAATAGAACACCCTGCCGTCAGGAGTTGTAGCCCTTGTTCCTAGCTTCTGCCTTTGGTCTGAAGTCTCCACTTTTTCTTGTCCATAAGACAAGTTTACTGTTAATGGAAATGCCATTTTAAACCTCCTTAAAGGTTATTTATTTGAGCAGGTTCAAAGCCCTGCGATCAACCGTTAAGATTAGAGTAGTGGGAGGCACGGTCAATCTTTACACCTCCCATTACCCACTAATTATTTATGTTCCTTTGTCTTATGGAACCTAAGTTGAGACGAAGCGGTTGCCTTGTCTTCAGCATCAGGAACAAAGTCGCACTGATCACAGGCGATTACTCGTTCCTTAACTGGATCTTCCGCAACTGTTCCATTCTTGGCTGTAGATTCCTTGCACCATTGGCAATCACACTGATCTCCGGGTTTCCATGGGAACAAACCGATCTTTGCCTTTCTGAGTACATAGTCTGGGTTTCCTGGCACACCCTTTGTAGTTGAGCCGACAGGTTCAGATAGGTTCCCATCAACAGTATAACTTGCCTTGTGTCGATATAGGGTAGTTTTAGGTTGCCACTCGTCTATATACCGTAAAGTGAATCCTGCATTAGTTAATTCTAACTTTTGCTGGTTTCGTTCAGTTATTCCTACCATGAATTATTCCTTTCGATTAGTGCCTATGAAGTTGCAATATCACCGATTTCAAATATAACTCCTGCTCCACGACTATCATCGAGTTCAAAGACTCCATAGTCAGCAGTCAAGACAACTTCAGTAGCTCTGAGTGACGCATCTCTTTGTCGCTCAGTTCTAGTATCAACGCTGGTAAGTGCAGCCATAGCTGTCTTATCAGCTATAACTCCAATACCAGAATCAACTCCAGATGTTTTCTCAATATTCCCATCTTCAAAAATGGAAACGCCATTGATGGGTCGCAAGCCACTATAGAAGTTCTTTAGCAAGTCTACGCTCCATCCAGATGTAAGTTCGCCACCTACTGTGCTAGTAATAGTAGCTGACTCTCCAGAGAGATAAGCAACTGCGTTTGGATGGTGATTGATATACAACTGATTACCAAACTTATTAGCTTTGGCGTTAGAAATAATAGCGTGAACATTTGCTGCACTCATATTTCTTCCGTCTAAACCCAGTTTAGTACCGCCATTTAAGTTGGTATACAGAGCGATGACATCAGTATCTTTCTTTCGTGCCATCCCATCGCCCAACTGCCTCCCGATCATCGAAAAGACGTTATCAGCAGCTTGTCGAACAAGTTTATCAGTAAGAATTACCTTTGCTCCTACCTCAGATGCGGTAAGGTCAACGGTAGTCATACCAATCTCTTCCTCGTCAATTATATCCTGTCCGTCTGTCAAGTCACTCATTGTCATCTGACCGACTTTTGGAACAGTTACTTGTTTAGCCCCTTTAGGGAGCTTGAACTGCTCAATAAGAGCGATTGCCGGAGCGTTATGTTCCTCTGTATATCTGGCTGCTGAAATTATAATGCGTTGAGCATTTTCCAGATTGCCAGTTGTAGCTGTCTGTGCCATTTTAAATTCTCCTTATAATATAAATTTAGCCTAGCCCAGCAGCCCTTCGTGCTGCTGCTTGTGCCTGAGAAGATCGGTCACCCTGATTATATCTCTCAAGCAACCTGCCCTCATCGGTGGAAGCTGCTGGTGTCGATTGACTATCGTCAAAAGACTGCGAGGGAACTAGCTGTGCCTTCAGCCTAGCTATTTCCGCATCCTTTTCCCTATCGGATTTCATGCGTTTCGCCGCTGCTTCCATGCTCTGAGGATCTTGATATTTCCTCAACTCTGCCAAGTCCGGCAGATTTAAGTCGTATTGTGCAGCAAAGTGTTCTGCTGCTGCTGACTGACCCTGTATATGCCTAACGTAATCTGATTGCTGTTGCTGTATCTGTGCAACCTGTGCCTGTTGCGAAGACCAGTTCTGTGCAATCTGATCAGCTTGTTCAGGTAAATAGCCCTGTTGCTCAAGCTGCTGCCTATAGTGGTCAGTCTGTTGTTGTATCTGTGTTTGGTATTGCGCCTGTGCATACTGAGCATTCTGCTGTTCAACTTCCTGTATACGCCTGGTTAAGTCGTCTATAGGCGGAGCAGCAGGAGGAGCCTCTTCAGTTACTAGCGGGGCAGTGCTTGGCGACGAAGAGGCTTCGTTAGTATCCCCCTGACCTTCTTGTGACGATGAAGGCTCTGTAGTATCCTCTGCCGGAGACGCTGATACATCCTCAAATGTATTCGCTCCTGCAAAGTCACCTGTAATATCCGTAGTAGTATTCCCTGTGTCCACAGGTGCTTCATTCTCTATAGGTTGTTCTGCCTGATTTACCATATCTTTTCCTTTCGACCTTTAAAATACTATTAGTATAGCCCAAACGTCAATTCGCTGTAGTCACGTTGCGTGGGATGAATCCCGATTTAGTAGTTCCGTATAACTGATTGAAAAATAGTTGCCCACGAGTTGTCTCGCCTTCATGATAGCCCCTGCCTCCATACCAGTAAACTAATAATGTATCTAAGTAAGGGAATCCTCTCTGGGCGGATTCTTGTGCGATTAGCATCTTTCTCCTGGTAGTACGAACTTTCCGTAACGAATCAATATGAGGGTTCGCATCTACATACGCATTCTTTTGTGCCATATTAGGCAAGGCGTTATATTGATCCCATTGCTGCTGAAGTGCAGCAGAGGGATTACTCGTTAACTTGCTAACATCCTTCCCTATGTTCCAGTAAGTAGATAGATACCTGCGGGCGTTATCATACTTTGTCTCTGTCTCAGACATACTAGCCTGTAGTTCCCGGATGAAGTCAGCGTATACATTGTTTCCTTTAGCCTCAGAGGAAATTCGCATTTTATCCAGGAACTCATCTCTAATCTGATAGAACTTTACCCAGTCAGCAGATTCAGGGTGATCTCCTTCAGGCTCAATCGCGTAGTAACGTGCGATTAAGAGTTGCGTTCCTTGCCTTGTATCCTTTATCTGTCCCGCTGCTGTGTATAAAGACTCGTAATAAGCATCCCTGGCATCATCATCCATAGCGTGAACAGAACGATCATATACTTCGGCAAGAGCCATCTTCATTCCCATTCGCTTATAAATTTTCTTCTTACGTTCTTCTATCCACTTAGTAGGATCAATACCAGTAGTATTATCTTTCCTCCACTTATCAAGTTCCCCATCGAGTCTTTGCTGCTCAAACCTTAACTTGTCATTAACCTGCCTTGAAATGATAGCCGCGTCACGAATCTCCTTGGTAGAAATCTCAGGGAACGCTTCTTCCGTTTCCCTTCGTGCCATCTGCGCCAGTCCACCTCCACGCGCGGTAAAGTCAGAATCCTTATCAGCAGCCCCTGGAGAATAAGCGTTCATAAGTTTCGTAATGAACGGGAGTTTCAGGCGTGGTCTGCGAATCTCTTTCTGGAACTGTTCATAGTCTTTCGCATCAAGGTTAGTTACAAACTCTGTCCTGCTCGTCCGGTCCATCTCCCGGTACTCTGCTACTCGTTCCTCCATAGGTCTTGCTTCTTCTTCACGGAAACTATCCAGCATACGAACAAGATAATCAGCCATAGTTAAGGCTTCCTGTCCTACCCCACCTGTAGCACTCGTGAAGAAATGCTCTGCTCTCTTTGGGCTACTTATTCGATTCTTGATCCAGTCGGGTAGATCCGTATCATATACAGCCTGGGCAGCCCTGATTGAAGCCTCGGAGCTACGAGTATCATATTGCTCTGGAGGAAGTTCATCTCTCAATCCAAGCCCAACAACAGGCTGATCACGGAACACATCCTGACCAGTTCTAACTTCATACAGATATCTTGCTAATTCCGGCACCGGGATACCCTCACCCAGAGGAGACTGCTCCTTGTATAAGTTATAAGCAAAAGTTTTCAAGTCAACTGGCACCTCGTTGTGCAAGTGATCAACCATAAAAGTCACAGGCTGAAACACCATGTTCCAATCACGCAACCTGTGAGGAATAACAAGGTATCTAAGTTTTGGTCTTTTAGTCGTTACGTCAAAGATGTACTCACCGTCCTCGTTCTTTGGAGGAGGCAGCATAATAATTATAGAATTGTTTCTGACATATTCAGGAACATCATAATATAGAGGAATTCCGTCATATTCCCATTGTTTATTCCATGACATCTGTATGAAAGCATAAACACTTGTCGCAGCACCCACGCGCAACGCAACCGACTTCGGTCCACCCAGATCCGTCCTAAAAGCCCCGGCAGTTCCTGTTTCAAATGCCTTTCCCGGTGAGCCGACACCAGCCCTAAACATGCCCTTCCCAGGTTCAAGGAACTGATACTTGGGAACGCTCTCGTGAGAAACCCGAAGACCCTTAAAAGGTCCTTCTTCAATAAGATTAGTTGTTTCGTTAACTTTATATTGCCTCATTTTTACTTTAGGCAACAGATTGATTCCCATTGCGCGGAACGGGTATTTCATGCCTTCCATAGTAGCATTCAGAAACAGAATATAACTATTCAGTTCCCTGATCATATCGCCACCACGCCCGAAGTCCAGAGTAGATTGCACTCCAGCTATCGAAGCTGCTTTTGCTTCAGCCGAGTCAATTAATCCTACTCCTGTCTTGTTCCAGTTGGTATGTAGCTCATACTCCCAGTCACGCTGATCGAGTTTCATCAGGCGTTTCCACTCTGCTTTGCCTTCTTTATCTCCGAGCCTGTTTCTTAACCCCCTCCTAAAAGATTTACGTGCAATCACGTAACGAACTGACTGCTCTGCAAGTGTACCCGCCGCAGGAACAGTCTTCCATACCTTTATCCCCGCCAGATACTTGCTATCTTTCCATGTCTGATTATCGATACCCATCATTTCCTTTGCTGAATCTTTTATCATTTTTTCTATTTCCGCTTGCCGTCCGGGTCCTTCTAGTGCCTTTACTATTTTGGCATCGTGCCGAGAGTCTGTAACGGCTTTAGAAAGTTTTCGATACTGATCTGGAGTAGGATCAAATACCCTGGCTAGCATTCCACCACTACCCGTGAATATCTGCTCGAATCGATCCTCTGTCTTGAAAGCTATGTTTGCCGCGCTCTTTGCGAGCCTTTGCAAACTCTCATGAGGAACTTTTAATCCGGCAACCATTGTGCCAGTAAACATATCGATGAATTGGTTCTTAACAATAAAGACAGGGCTAAACGTAGTTAACGCTCCTCTGAAGAATCCGTTTGACATTGCTAATGTATTCTTTAGAAATCCCCTTGAACCTACTCCCCGAACAGCTAAAGCACCACGCCCGTATATCGTATTCCAAAGAGTCGGACTAACCGCACCACCCGCTTCATTTGCCGCGAAAACCATTCGTTCACCCTCGCGGAAGAACGTAATCACTCCTGATTTCATATCCTCATTGTATCCAGGAAGATCCACCTCATCGAATTTATATTTAGGCTCCGGTCTTTTCGCGCCCGTCGCAATAACATACTGGTTCTTGTTCCCTACGGGCTTACTGAGAATCCCCTCGTCAACCAACTTGTCCACAATAACTCTAATCTCTTTATCACCTGCTTTAATGTCATCAATCAGTAATTGTCCCTTAATACGTCCGAGTCCAACCGTAGTTTCCCCTGGGTCTATCCGTAGCACTTTTGACACAGTGTCATAAACATGACTATCGTCAACAATCGTTTTAGTAAACTTACTGCTTACATTAACTAAACCGTGTTCCTCAAACAAACCCATCTCAAAGAGATCGTTCAGCAAATCATTCTCAGCAGCACGCATCTCGTCTGCCATCAAATGTTTCAGCATGATCTCTCCAGTTATTGGCTTTGCTGTATAACCGATATCCTCAACCCCCTCTATTGGGATAGCAGCAAACTCATCCCATGCTCCCTTGGATAACGCGGGACCTCCACGCGCACCAGGACGGAGTAATCCGCTTCTGGTTGACGCTGCTTCTATGTAAGACATCGGCATATACCACGGCTCTCTTATCAACCTGCCTCTGGGTGTCGGTTCTAGTTTTTCCATAATCTTATTGTAACGAATAACAAGAGCATCAATCCGTTCACGAGCAGCAGCACGGGCAGCATCATCTGTCGCTCCCGCTCGTTCAAACAAGGTATTGGCTCGTTTGATTGCGTCAGGTCTTGCATTTGTAGCAGGAGCTTTCTGCAATATTCTGCGTTCTGCGTTAGTCGCTGCCTGATAGTTGTCCCATAGCTGCTTTATCTGATCAGTCTCATTGGCAGCCATTTCCGCTATCTCCTCATCTACCATGTCATATTGCTCGAAGAATTCCCTGGAAATAACTTTGCTCTCAAACTGCCTGCGTCTTGACATTCTCATCATGTCCCGTGTGTCCCTTGCCACATCCTCAAGCCAGTCCAACTGATCCTGTGTATACTTCTTAAATAAATCAGATCCTTCGCTCACATCAGTCCATCTCTTAATCATCTCTTTATCGACCAGGACTCCCTGCTCATTTATAAGTTTCCCAGCCTCATCAAATTCATAGTCTAAGAATCTCAGAGGTCCGCGTCCCGGAACCAACGGATCTACTTGTTTCCATGCGTCATTTTCGTCATATAGATAACCTGCGCGTTTCGCAAACACGTAACGATCAATATCGAGCCTCTTAATACCACCCTGGGACACCGCGGGGTCCAGACTGTTTTTTAGGTAATTAGCAAAGAATATCGGTGCCTTCATCTTCGCTCCCGCAGCAAGACGCCCCTTGGTCACAACGTCAAACTTGCCACCTGGCTCAAAGATTTTACCCTTAACTATCACATTAGAACGCCAGAAGTTCTCCTGAAGATTAGTCAACAAGAATTGCCCGTTGTGAAACTTGTTCATGAATACGATATAACTGTCTGCCGCTCTACCTGTATTCATTCTCTGCACAAAAGGAACCTTGCCACTAAGTTCCGTAGTTAACCTGGCAAAGCTATCCAGCATTTGAGTAGTTGTTTGTTTTGCCATAGCTATAGGATTCAACCATTTACTAGACTCTAATCCATCAGTCACTACAGAGCTTGCAGGATCACTCGATGCTTTAGGTCCTATAGTTTCAGGAAGTATTTTGTTATCAGGAGGAGCTACCCGCCTACCGGCAGGAGGAGGAACAGCAGGAGCATCAGTCGCAAGATCAGCAGCCGCCTCTTCAACTCGCCGCAGGTCTATATCTGCTTCGTCAAGCCTACCTAACACTTTAGCACCCGCTGACACATTAGCCTTTGGATTTTCCCTTAGTTGATTATCCGCAGTCAGGGCAAACCTGTCAGTTATGCCCGTGGTAGTTGTTTTCGCGTAAGCCATGTTAGCATTCTTCAATACCTCTTCAGGAGGAATCCCTTCTTTAATTGCCGCTGTACCCTCAGAACGTAAATAATTGGTATGCTGACGAAGTAAGCCCCAGTCAGCAGTCTTCCTTCCTAAAGGTGCGGCAATAGCACCCACTCCTCTACCCAAACCTCTGGCTGGTACTGAAATAGCTTTCATTGCTGCACGTTCAGCAATATCTAAAGGTTTCAGTGCTGCTTCACCTACCTTTAAGGCACCTCTTGCCGCTGCTGCAACTCCAGGAGCCTGTCTTGTAAGTGTGCCTGTAGGTTGGAACCGACCCGCTCCTTCAACCCCTTTTGCTATCCTTGCTCCAGCAGGTCCAAGCATCTTCCCTGCCCGTGTTGCTGCCAAAGCTCCTCTTGCTACTCCCGCAGGTGGAAATAAAAAGTAAGGGAATTCTTCTAAAGTTCCACGCATAAATGGAGGTAACTTATAAAGTTCCTCTCCAACCTGCCTGACCTCTGTCTTTGAAAGAGGACGACCTAACTCCTGATACTTCTGGTATAGAGCTTTTTCTATATTCGCGTAACGCCTTGTTCCGGGTGCAGCATATATAGGATCTCGCCTGCTTGTTTCATACGGAGCATACGGTCCGGGCAAAGTAGCAATATTGTGCCTAATCGCACTTGGTAGAAACTTCCCTTCGGGTGTTACCCACGCATCTGGCTTCCATGCGAAGTTAAATGCACCGGGTCCCGGCTCCCACCTAACAGGTAATGACTGGGTTAACCCTTCAACTATAGGAGCGAGGGCTTCCTGTTTCAGGAACTCGAAAGGAGCAGCAAGTTTTTCAATCCCTGCGGTAGCTCCCCGCACAGCAGGACCCAAGAAGCTAGCCCAGACGCTAGGGTCTTGCACGACTTGTTGAGCCGCCTGTTCAGCAGCTATCCGTGCTGCTTCGCTAGGGAATCGTGGCGTAGTCATTAGAAGTAAATGTGCCTCGTACTAGGCGCATACCTACTGGTAGTAACGCCTCTTTGATACGGAGATAACTGTGCATACCTTTGTGTAAATGGAACAGTGCTTAAGAAATCTCCAAAGGTAGACCACTGTGAAGGATCTTTCCTCTGAGATATTTCCTGCGCCCGCTTACCAAGATACTGATTGTATATATTGCTATATCTTCCAGACCAGTAATCCTGTGCGCGTTGCTGCATTGGAGCGGTTCCTCCGAACCCCTGTCTGCCCACGGCACCCATGTATGCTGTTTGCGGTTCTTCCTCTAATAAAGTCGAATAGAAATCATCAAAGGTATTTCTTCTGTTATTTTGCATAGTCATAATTAATCACCTTATCAAATCTAGTTGAGGGTTGTAAGGAATCGTATCGACTCCTGAAGCGAAATTGTATCGATCCCAGTCACCTTGTTGCAGACTTCCGCTAGCCAAAGCGTTTGATAAAGCATCAGACTGTTGTTGCCTTGCTCCAGCAGCGAGTCCTGTGTAATCAGTTTGGTAAGGCGACTGGATCTGAGGTGCTAACTGCGTTCCGATTCCCTGCTGATACCGGGTTGGAGTATAAGGAGTGTATGAAGGTCGCTGGTAAGCCGAACTTATCCAGTCTGCAAACCTGCTTGCACCTTGAGGTCCATATAATTCGCTCATCCTGTTATACATGCTTGTAAGCCCTGGCTGAACATACCCAGTCATTCCTGGTCTAACTCCTAATGCCGCTTGTGTCATTCCTAAGATCGATTGTTGTAATTGCCCAGCGTCCATTCCTCCTAAATACATTTCATATCTTGGGTCAATATCAGTCAAGTCAGCACCAATTGAGCCTGCCCCAACTCCTGCGCTTGCCCTCAAGTAATCACCTAGCCCTGCGTAAGTTCCCCTGATATCTCCCAGAGGTCTTCTCTGACCAGTTCCTAAGTATTGCCTGAACAATGATCCTCTGCCAAGTGGCTCGTATCCACCTGCGGTTAATCCACCTGCCATCGCCTCATCGAGAGTAGGAGCCGCTATAGTTCCTGCTCCGGGAGTAACTGGTACTCCTGCCATACCGAGTGCGCCTGTAACTCCTGCTGCACCGGGAGTAACTCCTGCTACAGCACCAGGGATTCCTGTTGCTATCTGATTTAATAAGAATCTTCCGTAAGCAGGATCGAACCCCCAACCAAGTGCTTGACCTGCTTGCTTTAATCCTGCAAGAGATAATCCAGGAAACTGCTCCATTCGGAACCTGCGGAAAGACTGTTCTGGACCCAACGCCTCTTCCCATAATGGTAGAGGTCTGGCTGCCGGTGTTACCTGATACGCACCTGGAACTGAAGCTGCGCCTGTTACCGTTGGCATCATGCCTGTAGATGCATCTCTGCCGGAACCAAGTAATTGCGGTCCTCCCGTCATGCCTGGAGGCATTGGTGGTCCACCGGCTTCAGGAGAAGCTACCGTTCCCGCTCCATCTGTAACGGCAACCGAATCACTTATTAATTGCGGGTACCGATCCATGAATGCTGTTCTGCTTTGATCGTATAGTGCATCTATCTCTGGAGTAACCGTGCCTCCAGCATTCGTCCACGCATCAAGTATCAACTCTTTATTAGGCATAAACCCATAAGGCGGATTATATACTCCCTGGAACTGTTCCTCTAAGAACTGAGCAAACGTCTGTGGCTGCCCAGTGGCTTGTTGTTGTCCACCAGCTTCAGTAGTCGTATCATCAGCAGTCGTGACTTTTTTGTCATCCGGAGGTCCCGTAGGTCTACCTGCTGCTTGCCAGTTCAGGAAGCTAAGTCCTCCACCCGCAGCCTTATAACTATTCCATAATACTCGATCAGCAGCATCGGGATCTACGACATCGGCTGCTCCTGCTTCGCCACCTGCGCCACCTGCGCCACCTGCCTCCTCGATAACCTCCGCAACTTCAACTCCACCAATTCCCGGCTCAGTGCCTAGTCCTCGTGCGGCATACAATGTTGAGTAACTAGGGTCAACAACTGATGGCTGTGCAGCCTGTGCGTCTACGCCAGCAACTGCGGGACCCCCTGCCATGAGTCCACTTCTGGAATAATCATGTAAGTTTTCCAAAGCCCAACCAGGAATCGTACCTGGATCAACAGCACCAGGAACAGCCATTCCCAGTTGACCCTCTGTAAATCCTTGTGGAGCAACTGCGCCCGTTCCAAATTCCATAAAGCCGGGTCCTGTCCCGATTCTAGTAGGTCGGACAACCGGTGGTTGTGTTACCGGTGGTGCGCCTCCGCCTCCAAATTGCTCAAATGTAGGAACGCCGTCCGTCATCGCGTAGAAATCTTCACCCATGGGTCCATAAGAAGGAATGCCTTCTTTTGGCGCAAATAGTTCATCTAATCCGGGTAATCCATAAAACCGTGTCTTGGCGTTAGCAACATCTAACTTGAGAAGATCGCTCTTTCGAGTTATACCCGACATCCCAGTCACCTGGTTGCGAACCGCCACTTGCTCTCCCCCTGGACCTCCGACTCCCGGTGGTCCACCCATTCCCCATAAAGTCGGGTCCTGCAAAGTCCTTTTCTGAACATCAGCAACTGACTCGCCCGTGGGAACCCAGTTATTATCAAGATTCGTTATCCCACTAGCGGTATTAACCATGGGTGGCTCATCAGTTCCAAATTGTGCCTGATAAGGAACAGGCGGAGGAACTTTCGCTTGGGCAAGTATAGCCGCAGCCTGGGATTCCAGCATGTTCGCCGGCAAAACAGTTTCTCCCGGAATCATAGGACCTCCGACTCCCGGTGGTCCACCTCCCGCTCCCAACGGAATAAACTGCGTAAACCCTGGCTGATCCCTTTGGCTAAAAGCTCTAGGTACTGTCATGCCTGATTCTGGCATTGCCCCAAGATCACCAAGGTTAAGGAAATCTTCCGGACTAATAGTCTCCCTACCAATGTATCCTCTTTCGTGTCCTATCCACGGTCTGAGCGGATCTATATGTGGCATAATTAACCTCCTGTAGACGGTATCATTCCGATACTCGCCAATCTATTTTCTGTACTTTGTGCGCCTGGTCTTGGAGTTCCTGGTGGAACTGAAGGACCCGGAACCTGATTTGGCATAGGCGGTGGAACGCCTAATGCTGCGTTTGGCATTACTTGTGGTGGTAATCCCGGAGGACCACCCATTCCTGGCGGTGGACCCATAGGACCACCCATCATTTCGGGAGGCATTCCCGGAGGCATACCACCCTGACCCGGAGGCATACCACCCTGCCCCGGAGGAGGTCCTCCCATCATCTGCTGTTGCTCCATAGCCTTCATCATGTAAATACGGGAGAGTTCTCCCTGATAGAAGTTAGCCATGTCTTGCCGTCCCTGCCTGATTGCAGCTTGCAACAGTTCCCAAATCTGTGCTTCGGGTAATGCTTTCTCTGCAATCTGCATCTTAATAGAATCTTCCATTGCATCGGCAGACTGTAATCCTAAGATGTTATCTCTAATATACATATCGGGAAGCAGGGGAGTAGGACCTTCTCTTGCGATCTGTGCCATACTCATCTTGCTCATGTCATCTTGTGGCAACTGTCCTATTAAGACAACTTCCACATCACCCGAATCCTTAATCATATCCGGCGTAATTTCTTCCTGGAAATACATACGGTTCTGATCTTGCCCTGATAGTTCCATAGCCTTAAATGCGCCTGTAATATACTGGTCACACAGCAAATGGAAGATACTTCGGTAAGCTCGTTCCATTGCATGCAGCCTTGGAATAAGCATACTCTCGACTCCCTGCCTGAGAGTATTAATAGCAAAACCAGATAATTGAAATTCTAATTGTCCGTAGATCGAATGAGGCAATCCGCCTCGCTGCATCTCACCGCTGACTAGTCCCATGAATGCGCCTGATTCCCGTGCCATTTCCAGCAAGCCAAGCGGCTCTACGTCTTCTCCCTGACCGAGTGCAATCTCGGAACCTTCCTTGTATGGATCTTCCTCAAGAGTTTTAGTTCCATCTCTGGATTTAACTTTCAGTCCTTGTTTACGGGAGCGAGCGGTAAGCTCAAGCATTACCGACATCATAAGGTTATGTTTCTCATACAAGTCTCTTGAAGATTTAAAGCAAGATTCACCGTAGTCTTCTATGGTATCTAAGTTCCCTGTATCAGTAATTGCCTGGATCAGAGGGTTTGCGCCAACTGGTCCTAGGAATACAGGAACCTTTTCCGATCCGTGCTTAGTTGCACGTTTTAAAACTTCCTCACCGGTACAAACTATATTGTCTTCTTTGTCATAGAAGTCATAAACTTCTACCGCATCTTCTGTCCCTGAGTCTTCACCTTCGCCTTTTAAGTCAACTCCCCACATAGCTTTAATCTCTGCCGGAGTCTTCATGGTTTTATAGCAAGCCCACCCAAGCCCGTGCTTACCTTCTCCCCAGTAAGTATGTAGTGGGTCCCAAGGCTGAATATCTACGTAAGTCTCACCGTCTTCATCTTTAACTAACAACGCACGACCTGCGTACCATCCACGTAAACAGGTAAACCACGCAAGCTGCTGCCTGACTATAGGTTGAAACCTTGAAGTAAGCCTGTCGTCTGCTGCCTTTAAGACTCCAATAAGGAATCTTTCTTTTGCGTCATTGTTTTCCCGCTCTTCTCTTTGCGAGTTATTATACGGAACCCTGATCACCATCTCTGCGGTGGTCATCCATGTAATAAGTTTATCTGCATAGACTTGTGGTTCATTAGATGTATAACTCTGGAACCCTTCACCTGCATCGTATTCTTCCAGTCGATAGATCTTATGATCGTCGTCCATACGGGTACGTAGCGGTTCCGTGAGGTCGTAGTGGTTATCAACAAGACTAATTATTTCTTCTGGTGTATAGTTTGCCATTACCAACGCCTTACTTTAATTGTGCTACCTTCAGTAACGTAGCCGTAACCGTAACGATTTATAAGCCCATAGATCACAGCTTTAACGCCATGATTATACTGATCTTGCGGAGTTTCGCCAACTATATTCCCATCTCGATCGTGTTTCCACCTGTATGCCCGTGTCTGTCCATCGAAGGGATTTGGCTGCACACCGAACTCAGAAAGGATACCTTTACACTTTGGATTAAATACGATGCGTGGTTCTCTCTGATCTACGGGATCAGTCTTTAAGAAAGCCTTTAATCTTTCAGTTCCTTCGTTAATTCTTATTTTCTGTGAATCAAAATAGATTCCAGTTCGATCCATCCAGACTTCTGCGGGAGCAGCCATAGCCTGATGCTGATATCCTGCGATATCAATCACACCAAACTGTGCATCGCGCCACCAAGGGCGGGACTGTGCCACATCAATAATATCATCTGTAATAAGATCACGTTCATAAATTTCATCTATAACTCTTATTTGATCATTTATTATCTGAATCACTTCACAGGCGTATGCTTCTGAGTAACCAGGATCAATCCAAATATGTACTGGTTCATCGGGTACATACTCCACATCCTGCACATGAATATCAGCACGAATCTCTGTGAATACCAGTCCGCTCGGTGGTGATGGGATTCCCTCGATCCTCTCCATAAAGAAGTCATCGGAACTTGCTCGCTCTAACGCTAAAATTTCGGGATCATCTCTACCACCTGGATAAAGATACTGATTAGAATAGCTAGGTAAAGAGAACGATTGTTCGTCTTTTGAAGATGAGTATTCCCACGCCTGAAACATTTGAGGGTACCAGCCAAGTGAACCTTCAAAAGTACCAGATAAAAACATCCATCCGCGCTTCGGAGCGCACCTACCGCGTAATCTATGAAAGGTTTCAAGGTCTAGCTGTGACGCCTCGCACCCTATAATACCGTCTGGCGCACGCATTGCTAATGTTCTTGGATCTTTAGCCGACTTAGTTTCTATCCTGGTCCCGTCAGCGAGAACGATTCTCCCCGGATCAACTCGTTTAGTAGCTGTATCAAGTAATCCAAGCGTAGCGAAGTCCTGCACCAGGTATTCAAATTCAGCTTTTGTTCTTTCATAATCCGCAGCTACCAGCCAGTAGAGACCCGGATCATCGTTATCAAGGAACCTACTGAGTAAATACTTAGAGGCTACCATACTCTTACCGGCTTGTTCACCGCCCGCAACGAGTATAAACCGTTTACGAGAAGCGAGTATAGGTTTCTGTAATGGAGTAGGAGAGAATCCTACCGTTTCATAGATATGATCGGTTATTTCATCTATTACCGGAGGCATGTGAGTAGTCACTTATCAATCATTTTTCTTGCCCCTTAGTATATCTTCTACTTGTTCTTGCGGTGTTCTGGGCGATTCTTCTTTTTCTTCGGTGCGCCTTACAACCTTGAACTTATCTCGTAATACTTTAAGTGTATCCTTAGCGGTTTCGTCAACTCCGCTCTCTTTAGGTCTGTATTTCTCTGCCCAGTGTGCATTAAGTAACGTAATCAGTAATACGGGATTATCTTTAGGACCCTGATCCTTAACACGATTGACTGCCAGGTCTTGTAACATTTCCCTGAAATCATGCTTTGCATCCTCGAATTTCTTAGCAAACCCCTGTATATCATCTCTAGCCCACTGATGTGGAGTAGATCTTGAAAACCCAGTTACTTCACACGCAGCCCGTATACTACCTAGTTCCGCATAATGTGACAGGAATATATTCTGTCTCAGTATAACGTCTTCTGGTTCTGTGCCTTTTGCCCGTGAATTGCTTGCGGGCATTTAATATTTCTTCCTGGTCATTACCAGTTTCTTGCCCGTTTTCTTGGCTGCTTTCTTAGCCCCGCTAACCGTCTTATACCTTTTCTTCCCAACTTTGGGCATAACACCTACCTCCAAATCATTACTAAGCCAGTAGAGTGGCTCTCCGTTTAACACCACAAGATACCATAAATGCCTTCCCATGCAAACAAACTTATAGAAATGTTCTTCTCTTTTACGCATCGCATACTCCCAAGATCGCTTGCCAAGTGTCCTGTCATTACATCCGTTAATAGGGCAGTCCATGAAATAGAAAACACGATCCAGCTTCTTCCTGGTCTGATACAGCAGAGTTATTACGGCTCCGCTTACGCCCCTGTGTTTCGGGTTCGCTCCACGGTAGGGCAAATAGAATCTATCAGCGTAAGGAACGTGACCTGTAAGTTTCTTCAAGGGAGGGATCACATATTCAGTCCACCCACATGTAATACAACTAAAGCCATCTAAATCTTTTTTTGCGAGTTTTTTACATCTCGGACAAATTTTCGATAACATTTGCATCGCCCTATGGTAGCATGACGGCGCAAGGAGAGGTAATCAGATTACGGACCTGTCTCCGTTTCGACCACCTCCAGAAACGTCTGATCTGCACTAAACTGGATTTCTCCTTGCAACAGCACAGAACCCGTGCTAAACTAATCTTATTCATGTTCTATTCTCCTAGTGTAAAACATGGATTGTTTGAAGAGAAAAACCTGCTCGTATCCTTAAGATTATTTGGTCGTAATGTATAGGAACAACCACGGGCAGGTCTTTCTTTTGTGATATACTCTCGATCAAGGGTCGGGTACGCTTTTAATATCTCATTTGTTCTTAATCATTCTTTTGCAGATAACTACATGCATTCACCGGTTCACTCGCCCGACCCTCATTCAGATACATCTGTTATCGAATTATGAATTTGATCTTTCTTGTTTGATCTTTCTAGCCTCGTCTCTGGCTGATTGAATTTCAGCTTTAGACTGAACAAAACTTTCCAGGTAATCGATTAAGTCAGATTTCCTAACCCTCCGGTTCCCTCCGATCTTGAGACTTATCAATTCACCATCCAAAATTAAACTCCAAATTTTCGTCTTACTCATGCCCGTGTATTCTTGAATCTCTCCTACGGTGAGAAGGTCAATTAGTGTGTCTGATACCATTTGGTTTTCCTCCTTATGGAAACTATTATGTTGATACACTAGCATCCATCCCATACAATGTGAATGTATCGATATCTGATCACTAAAACTAAGTATCAGATACACTTGACAACTCCCTTTTTTACAATTAAAATCAAAATCCCAAACACACTGTTACTTGTAACTAGTAACTAGTCTCAGTAACTAAGAAGTACCTAGTATGTAATAGTAACTGTAACTGTTACTAGTAACTAGTTACTGCTTCTGTCTACTTTCTTGAAACTTCCTACTGTAATTACAGGAACTGTTACTGTTACCTGATTCTGTTCATAGAGTCCCTTTTTCTAGAATCTAATCGTAGACGGGTATCCTGCCTTCATTAACTTGGTTGCTAAGGGATAGGGTACCTGCGGTGGTCAGTATCAACGCCTCTGGCGTCTAACGGTGGTTGCTCCGCAACTGATTCTAGTGACTAGTTGCGGTTACCTGCGGTGATCAGTGGTAGGAAAAGTGTCTGGTGGGTTTCTTGGCTTCAAAGTAAGCAACTATGGGCGCCCGGGGCGCCATACAGCCACGAGTGACAATGTAAACATAGTAACTCGTGCGCTGTTTCATTTTTTCCTGTGTGCGACGTCAAAATCGCGCCTACCACAAGCCACGTAGAGAGCCACGCCACAGAATGCGCACGTTAGCGAGTCTCTGAGATTCCGAGCGGTGTGCGTGGATGCGGTGTTTATCGTAGCAAATGCGCTTCAAAATCGACTGATTCATGCATCAATTTTAGTCAATTAATGTATTGTGTAAGTCTGCACGTTCTGGTAAAATTAAGTCATGGGATTGAAAATTGTTTCAGTCTCAAAAATTCAAACAATCGGGAGGATAGAGAATGGATATTTCCACAGTAGACCAAGACACGAGGGAACTACGAATAGTTCGCACATTTGATGAGGCGTATAACTACATTACGCACAGACTGCCGCCAGGATCATTTGTGTTGGCATTAGTAGAGAAAGATTATGACGGGGCAATCGCTGCAGCTGATAGCGTTTCAATTGAATTGCTACCTGAATTGATCGAGACAGTTGAGCGGGCTAAAGATCTTCATAGGTCCCAAATTAAGAACTATACTTTTGAGGTGATAGCATGATACGCACATACGGACGGAACACGAAGCACACAAGGTTGACGCTCGGAGAATCGAAACAACTCCGAAAGCTTGCGCAAAATGTTGATACATTAGCCCAATTGACTGATAGCACCGGATTAGATGAAAAACAATTCCAAGCTGTATTGTTTGAATTAGGGCTAGATCTCACGAAAATGCTAACGCTCCTGGAAAACAAGATTGACGGTCAATCTCTATCAGTTGCGGGTGTGTCTAGCGGTGATCTGAAATTACCCGAAGGTATGAAAAGTACTTATAATTCCTTCGAATGGGTAGATCAATCCAATTGGCAACACCTTCAAGTTTCAGAAATTGAATTCGACACAGAAAACGGAAATTCCTACTGAAGAGACTTAGATAGTCGAAACTAGGGGCGTAAGTCCCTAGTCTAGGAAAGTTTCAAACAATCCTTAAAATCTTAAATCTAGGAGTGAAAGAATATGGTTACACTATTGAAAACGCGCGGGCTACGTCCCGAAATTAGAACGGCTAATACTGTCGCGATGCAGTTTAAAAGTGAGCTTGACGGTGAGTCAATTGTGGCGTTGTTTACGGGGCTACAGAAAAACTCACAGAATAAAAAACTAGGTAGCATGGTTACGGTATATATCCTGGTAGATAATGGCAAAACGCCCCAACAAAACGCGTCAAGCGGGGCGGATAAGTCTATATGCGGTGATTGTGCTTTACGTAACAACATTTGCTACGTTGTTAAAATTCATGGTCCAGCAGCGGTGTATCGTGGGTACTTAAATGGCAAAAGTCCCGTTGTTAGTGAATCCGAATTAATCGCCTTGTTGATTGATCGCAATTACTCAATCCGTTGGGGCGAATATGGTGACGTTGCAGCTTTACCGTTTGAGTTTGTTGATAACGTGATGAAAAAAACGGGATTACCTCACACGTCCTATAGTCACCAGTGGGATAATGAAAATTTTGATGATCGACATTTTAATTACTCGATGGCGTCAATTGACCACGTGAAAACGTTGCCATTACTCCAGGCGTTGCATGGTGACGATGTTCGTTACTATCGTATGGACGCGGACGGTGATAACTTGCTACCTGGTGAGATTCGTTGTCCTAATAAAGACAAGGACGGCAATACTCAAGTTCAATGTCGTGATTGCTTACTGTGTCAGGGGACCACCAAACAAGCTAAAAATATTGTTGAATTAATTATATAGGGGGGGTGATTAATTAAGATCTTAACAACTAAATAATAAATTAGTGCTTAGTTACTTAGTGACTAGGCACTTTTTGCGTACGTTTTGGAAGTAGGGTAGGGAACTACGATACACAAGCGCAATTGCTACGGGTGATCAAGTTCAATAGGTTGACGCCTTGACTCTTGCGTGCGTGTAACGTGTTCACCTTGTTGGCTTGATGTTTGTGAGCGTGTGAGTTTGACGGTAAAAATTGCTTGCCCGTAGAGCAACGAAACAATAGCGATTGATACAATCCTATTGCTTAACAATTACAAGGGGCTTAAACCTACACACCTATTTATAGAACATATAATCCAAACATTAGTACACAGGTTGCATCGACTCAAAAAAGGAACCAAGCTTATCAATATTCGTTCTTGTCCGCCCGCGACCGCGATCCTCTGCTCCCCTACCCTACCACGCTGAGACTATTTTGATACTGAGGGTTGTAATTAGACATCACCTGTGCTAGTATACACATATAGATTCAAACAATCATAACCACAAGGAGGTTTAATCATGAGGCAAGCTGACAAACTGCTCGGAGCCAATATTTTCCCTGACCCAGATATGGAAACATATTTGAGCGAAATGGCTAAGCACTACGGAATAGAGGAAGACTCTATCCCAGAATGGCAACGTGTTGCTGATCTACCAGAGAACAAGCTGGCGGCAGAGACGTTAGATAAAATCGAGACATTGCTTAAGGCAGATCGATTTCCTTGCGAGACTTATGGCTGTAATGACCACACTCTAAGCTGTAAAGTTCCGGCAACTCACACACTAAAATGGGTTCTTCGTTTCATCCAAGGTTCTCACGAGCATGTATACGGAGAGATCAAAGAGGTGAGAGCATGAAACATATTGAGGCATTTGGTAAAGGAACTAATCACTGGGTTGATGCCTACGAAGAAAAAGATATTGACCTTATACGACCTCACCTGCAAAAAGCATATGAGATATGGATGTCTACATGGATAGCTCAAGGGGAAACAGATGAGGGGACATGCACTGGTGGTAAGGGATTGCAGATCTGGTATCGAGGACCTCGAAAGCGTTCTGCCAAATTAGTAAGAGCCGTTCAAGCTCCACCAGTACAGGGAAATCTTTCTGCCGCCAGGTCATATGAACCTGCTTGGAAATATCTCAAGGATCAGGGTATAGAAAGTGAATATTATGATGGATGGATGGATTAAAGAAAGCGAGGTTACTAATGCATAGCTACGACAAACTAGAATACATACGCTTAACGCTACAGGAAATGTTATTTACTAAGGATGACTGGGGAGACCAACTCACACCCGAACTGTTCAGGGAAATGGTTGCAGAAGTCAAACAGTCACTAAAATATATTGATGAGTTGAAATTTGAAAGCGAGGTGAATTAGATGACAGCTTATCCAATAACTAATACACAAGAGTTCACCGATAAAATTAAAAACCACTTGAGGAAATATCTAGGTGAAAATTGGGATACCCACTACGGGAGAATGGCTCAGGTTAGTGATGACTTAGTTTATTTGATTGATGATGACTACTACTTGACCGAAGAAGTAATAGCTACCTTGCACGAAGAGGGTGACAATCAGTGTCCTGAATGCGAGAGAGTCTTGAATCCAGACTCATCCCGTTGCCATAACTGCAATCCATACGAGGTGACATTATGAACTGGTACATTCCGGAGGCGAGAATCGATCCTCCCGAACCACTTGAATGTCTCCCTGATTGCGAGAACGGAAACGTCTACTATTACTGCAAGTGGGATGGGATATGGCACAGCTATTTTTATAACAATTACTGCCGATCCTGTGCCGAGTTCATGCCTCTTAGTGGTACGGCAGGTGTCTGTATATGTGAACACCTGGATCGAGAGGAAGGCTAATAAAAGAATTATATGATTAGAAAGGAGGTTACTACATGGATTCTAATCTAGAGATGCTAGTCGAGTGCGAGCATTGCGGACACGAGACTCAGCTTGTCGGAACGAAAGCGGCAGTCAAATATTTGCCAAAGTCAGTACACTTTGGTTCCCTTAACAGGTATGCCTTGCAGAAAAAAATACCTGCACTTTACACAGATGGCGGTTACCACTTCAGGATAATTGACTTAATAAATTTTATTGCCCCAGAGGGTAGAAAGAGAGTAAAGACTAATGACACAACAGCAACCAGCTAAAGCTCCACGAGGAGCAGACCAGGTGTGGGCGACCATGACTATCAAGCAACCTGCTCACATCACAGACGTTGATCGGGCAGGGAATAAACTAATGTCACGAGGTGACGAACCAGGGGAGCAGTGGGCTATTCAGACATTCTATGAATGGGACGCTACGAATCTTGAGTACCCAACAGACAAACACTATATAAACAAGAGTGTTATTACTCCAAAAGCAGGTAGCTATTCTGTGCTACTCAGATGCGGTAACGTGAAACCTAACAAAGGTGGGACCTACGATAACGATTACCACTATGACATCATGGAGTGGGCAGGTGTTGAGTCAGAAGTCCAGGAGTCACATGCACAGGAAGGCACTCCAGAGCCACAGAGAAACGTCAGTCCTCCAAGTAATGTAGAAAGACGTGACCAAACACCACCTCTTCCACGCATGGACCCAACTCAGGAGAGGATTACATATCTCTCATGCCAGCACGATGCGTCTGAAATCATGGCGTCAGCTATGGAAGAGATCCTTATAGCTTGCAGACCTCCAGATAGCTTGAGCGGATCTGAAAGAATCGAGCAGTTCATGAATAATTTTGAACGTGATGCCTTGCCTTACATTGCCAGAGTAATACCTTTACTTACTGATGCTCTTGTTGACTCAGTGAAATCAAAGAATTTATTACCCTAGTTTTTCAGAGTTAGTCGAGGGGCAAAATGAAAGGAGAAGAAAGTGGTAACTAGAGTTAACAAAGATAATCGTTTAGAGATAATAAAATATATCACTGAAGAACTTAATGGATTGCTAGGAGTCGTGGGAGAAGATGATTGCGACTACCTAGACATGTATGATTTTTATGAGGTTAGAAATGAAGTTCAGGAAAAGTTTAATATTTCTTGGAATATGGCTGAGAGACTAACATTAGAAGTAATGAATACACATTGGTCAATGGAACTTACACCATTACTCCTTAAGGTAATCTTTGAGTATGGACGTTCTATCCAATATGATCTGAAGTTTTATAGGTATGAAGTGCGTCCAACTAGTAGAAGGGTATTCAATGAGTGAGTGTTCCATAGAATTAATTAAAAACAAATTAGATACCGTCAGGTCACAGGTATCCCTTCACGAATCAGGCAAGGGATACCAGGTGTCTGACCCAGAGATCCCTGAAGAGTATCAACTTATGACACGAGTCACTACCATACTGGATAGAGGGATTCCGAAACGTGAACTGGAGAAGTGGAAGATCCGCCAGGAAGATAGTTTCTTTTCGGACGAGTTCCGTAAACGATTCCGAACTGGTATGCCATACGAAGAGACAGTCACAATGGCACTTGCTGTTAAGGAAGAATCCAAACAGGCGAGCATTATCATAAGAGATACTGCGGCAGACTGGGGGAGCAGAATACATCACCTGATAGACAGACTCTCATATGACAGTAGCGTGTTTGTCCCAGAGGAATTCTCATACGCAGTGGATAAATGGTACGAATGGATCTCAGGAAACAATCTGTCCATCATAGCAACTGAACAGCCACTATACTTTTATGATGAGGAAACTCACGTTAGATACTGCGGAACGGCAGACCTGATTGCGATGACTGAAGATGAGCGCATCCTAATAGCAGACTATAAGAGTGGGGCGAGGATCTATCCTACTCACTCATTACAAAATTCTGCATACAGTATGGCACTCAAGCAGATACTGTCTGACCTCGATTACACAGGTCAACCCAGATGTGTGGTCATCAAGCTCCCGAAAACAACAGACGAAAAGTTTCTGGTAAGAGAATCATTTAACGTGGAGTGGCAGGAAGAAGTCTTCTATGCTATGGCTGAGAACCAGTTACTTGTTAAGTCATGGGAGTCAAACAGGAAGAAGTGGGTCCCTCTAAAGAAAGCGAAGGTGACCTCTGATGTATGACGATCCAGTGTGCAGACAGCTAGGACAATGCAAGTGGGATGTGCCGGTGGCATCAATACAGTGCTGCATGATGTATACGCCTGGCAAGCAAGTAGAGAAAAAAATTGACGAGGCTGTCCGTGAAATCAAGAGAGAAGTTCAACAGCTAAAATTCAATATGCCTGAACAAGATAAGCCCAAGAAGGTAAGTAGGGTGGAGCATGAGGATGTTGAGCCTAGACGCAGAAGTAGACGGAGGAGGAAGTAACTTGTTCAGACCAACAATAAATAAAAAGGGAACTATCATAGACATATCCTTTGTGGATGTAGGTCTATACTTCAGGGCAGAGAGGATATCAGAATCACTGGAACGTATCTCAGCAGAGATCACAGTCTCAATGGATATCACAAGTGACAGAGGCGTGAGACGTGAACGTATCCTCTGGTCAAGAGCGTCACTCCTGGACGACAGAAGTAAGGATGCTTTCGTTCAGTCACTCGAACATGCAACTGAAGACAAATCCCTCAGACCTATCAGCTACGATGAAGTAACTTCTGAGGCTTTCGGATGTATCATCTCGGCACATAGAGAAGGTGAGTCTGTAGAGGAACTATCTGACTTGTCTACTGCTACTGGGCGTGTGTTCCATCTGCGTCCGTTGCTCCTGTCTAAAGTTCCTAATCTAATCTGGGCGCAAGGCGGATCATTCAAGTCTTACTTCGCTCAACTCTGCTGTGTGTTCACAGACAGAGGATACTCTGACTACGGGTTATACGTTAAGGGACCTGCTAAAGCCCTGTATCTAGATTGGGAAGAAAGTTTGGACACCTTTAAACGTAGGATATTATCTATCCAGAGAAATTTGTTCCCTAATCCAGAGACATCAGGGATCTTGTGGAAGAAGATGTATCAACCCTTTGCGTCCTCTATCGAGGAGATATCTAAGATCGTCAGAGACAGGCAGGTAGAGTTCCTTGTGATAGATTCTATGAACCCTGCTCTTGGAGGGATGTCAATTGATTCGCAAGCAGTAGAGAAATTCTTTGAAGCACTAGGTGTTCTCAATGTCACAAGTTTAATTTTAGATCATGCTAATAGATCCCATGAGAGTAGTGCGTCAGGAACTCCTGCTATCTACGGATCTGCATTCAAGTATAACCGTAGCCGTATGGTCTATGAGATTAAAAAGAAACAGGAGTCTCTGGCAGGTGAGATACAGGTGGTGTTGTACCACCGCAAGACTAACGACTTTAAGATCCAGGCACCACGAGGTTTCAATATAAAGTTTGATATGAGAGAGGTTGAAGAAGAAGGTGACACAGAAGGATACAAGCTAGACCTGATTCATTCAGTCAAGTTCACTCCTCTCAGACTAGGAGAGGCAGACGATGAGTTCCTAAAGAGTCAACCACTAAGCGAGGTCGCAAGAGAACTGGTCGATGCTCATGGACCCACTGCTATAGGAGAACTTGCTGAGTCAATCGCTATGATAAAGGAACAGGAACTCTCTATGTCTGTGATGACAAACGTGGTGAGAGGTTCCAAGTTACTTGAACTGGATGACGAGGGAATAGTCAGCGTAACTTATAACCAGAACCCTCCCAGTAATGGATCACTGGTCAACCAACTACAAAGCATGGGAGCGGAAGTGGTCGAGAGAAGGGACCGAGAGAACTAACTAAGCTGTCAGGATTCGTTCCTGTGGAACCTTGAAACAAATGCAGAGAAAGAATAGACTGTCCTAACTTTAAAGACTAGGAGTAATCAATGAGAATAACAATACCAGGACTGCCGCCACGGGATGCGAGTCCTAATGCCAGGGTGCATTTCCATAGGTTATCTAACGTCAAGCGAACCATGAAGGATGTAATGATAGCCTCTGTGCTAGAGATGCCAAGCCAGGATAGACCCAATGAACCTTGGGATAAAGCTCACTTAACAATTACATTTAGAGCCTCCGATAAGAGGCGTAGAGACTTAGACAACCTACTCAGTGCCTCCAAAGCCTACGTAGACGGTCTGGTAGCTGCGGGTGTAATAGCAGACGACTCGTCAGATAACCTGTCTTACAGTCTCTATTACGAGAAGAGCAAGGAACATGCAGCCACCATCTTTGACATTGAGGAATCAACATGAAAAAATACCAGCCACTAATGGATATCGTTGAGGCTGGGCTTGACGAGAGGGTATCCGTAAAGAGTGTGCTTGTTACCGCAGGTGCTATAACGGTAGGAGCTATTATCTGGAGACTCGTGCAGAAGAGAAAGCGCGATGGAAACTGATTGTATTCATCATTGGCTAATTGAGATAGCAACGGAACCTAAAAGCAAGGGTCGATGCAAGAGGTGCCGTGCTACTAAAACATTCTCCAACACGCCAGAAGATATCAAGAGACTGAGAATCAATTCAGTCACTGGCGCGAGGGCAATGACAAGAGATTTAACATTTGGAAGAAATAAAACATAGTCGAATAAGGAGACAGGCATGACTACATTATTAAAACAAACTACTTCACTAGCGATTGGCGATGAATATAAGGTAAAAATAAACGGGAGAACCCTCTCGTTTTCGTTCAAAAATATTACTCCCTTAGAAGCTGAACATATGCTCGCAAGTTCACCAGGGAACAGAGCATCTAAGAACGAGGCTTTGAGCCGAATCATATCTGACATGGAAAGAGACGAGTATTATTCTCATCTTTGTGACCCTCTAAGATTCACCAGCAAAGGAGAACTAATAGACGGGCATCACAGGCTAATGGCAATCGTAGAGACAGGAATCTCTCAGGTAATACATTGCATATTTGGGTACGATTACGATGACATGATTGTTATAGACCAAAACAAATCCCGTACGATAGAAGACATTTTGAAAATCCAAGGGAAGTCTCACAGAAAACAAATAGCCCCTGCCATAAAATGGATTTATATAATGCTCAGTACTGAGACAGGTACAACACGACGCACACGAAGAAACCCTGGAAACAAAGACGGAGATCGTATAAGCCGATTCTTTTCAGATGACACATGGAATGCCCAGGCAAGTTACTTTGAACTTAATGTGAGAAAACCATACGGTCTTCCATCAGGTCCCTTGATTGCATTGAAACTTTTATACGACCGTATCAATCTTAAGCAAAGCCAGAACTTTTGGGATGGATTATTCCTTGGAAAAGATAATGCGCTTTATTCCGAAGGAGATCCTAGAAGGGCGTTGATCCGTAAAATTAGGAGAGAGCATGAAAAGGCATCGGCATCTAATGCAAAGGGCAGGGTGCAGTGGGATGAGTTTCAGTTACTAGCTTGGTTTCATTATACGTGGAAGAGAATGGAAACAGACAAACCAATAGATGTAATGAGAGCTAACAGCGACACTTACTGGGAGTGCTGGGAAGAGTTGCATGGGCTAGCTAAAAAATATTTCCCTATAGACTTTGGAGGAAGAAAGCATGTATGAATATAAAGTAAAGATTACCCGTGTCGTTGACGGTGACACAGTGGACGCTGAAGTTGACCTGGGCTTTGATACCTTTATCAAAGACAGGATCAGACTCATGGGCATAGATACTCCTGAGTCCAGAACCCGTAACAAGAAAGAGAAGGCACTTGGCTTGGCTGCCAAGGCTCGTCTGAAAGAAATCCTAAAGGAGAACAAGGGTAATATAATTCTACGCACCTCTAAGGAAGGAAAGGGAAAATTCGGACGGATACTTGGAGGACTACTTATTCTTGATAGAGAGAGCGGGCATCTGACTAGTATTAACCAGATGCTCGTAGATCAAGGATATGCGAGGTGGTACTTTGGCGGGAACAAAGCTGAACAAGGTGAGTGGACAAAAGAAGAAGGCGATTGTAACTGCGGTGGAAGGAAAGCACGACTGAGTCAATGTACTGGAACATGGTTTCGTTGGACACAAGACGGCTACGTAGAGATAGAGGAGTAGATTATGGCAGGATTCCCAAAAAACCTTAAGTTTTATTCACTAACTGAAACTCAGGACATACTTGGAGTCGGTCGTTCAAAACTTTGGAAAATGCTGAATGTAGATCAGGTTATCCCTAGTTACAGAATTGGCAGAAAAGTGCGAGTAAAGCATGAAGACCTAGAAGAGTTCATGAATTCATGCTTAAAAAAATCTAAGGAGTAGATTATGGTAGTTAAAGAAAATTTATCAGCAGAGGAAATGGCAGAAGACTTAGTTGAGTTCTTAGCCACGCAATTTAATGCAGGGTCAGGTGGCTGTACGTTTATAGAACTTCAGCGCAGATACGGCTCTCAAATGAAAGGAGATATTAGACTGGCTATTGACAATGCTGTGCTTTGGAGTGACCTTTCAGAAAAGTTTTGTGATGCGTTTGATAAGCTAGGAATCATGGATAAAGAGAGGGAACTAGGGTTAAAAGAAAAGAGGGCGCACCTACATCCTGTCCAGACCCAATTAGGTGGAATCCCGTTACCTTATCTTCTTGAAGGAGTTAGTATGTCGTTGCCCATAGCCAAAACAACAAAAGATTACAAGAGCGAAAAACTTCATTGGTTTCCCGTACTGTTTTACGGCAATAGCAAATGCCCTAAAGGGACTAAAGGGTGTCCAGAGATAGAGGAGTAGATCATGCAAGAACGTATGAAAGAAGCCATGAAAGAAGCTAAGAAGGCTGTTGATAAAGAATTTATGGATGTTCATAAGGTTGAGGTATCAGGCAAAGAAGGAATGTTTGAAATCAGTGTACATATGGATATGAGTTCTGTTGATCCAAAGTATTATAATATAGCCCTTCCGATAGTGCCATGGGCTGAAGCGCATGACCATTTCGATACAAAAGAGGTGGATGGCGTAGATATTATTCACCTTGAACACTCAACGCTTGCTGAGATTGCTCCTGATGCTCCGACAAAGTATCGCAGAGCCTTGGAGAAGATAGCATATTATATCAGAAGGGAAAATGGATACTCTTTCCCTCCTTACCATGTCGCAAAACCACAGGACGACGAAGGGAACAAAGATGCCATTTTCTTCTTATGGATAGGTAAAGATATTTACACTATCCAGAGTGATGCAAAAGCATTTATGACAGGTAGTTTTTCACGTGGACTTAGAGGAAGAGTCTACGGAGCATGTGTCTTCAGACCGGCTCCAACAGAGGATAACAGGGATTCCGTAGCCAGCCACTACTTAGATTGGATATGGATTCATCCATACGCACGAGGCGAAGGAATCACCCATGAGGCATGGTCTTACTTTGAGGAAAGGTTTGGTAAATTTGGAGTAACAACACCAGTAACCAAAGCGATGGTTGGATTCTTAACGAAGAGAGGTTGGTTAAAAGAGGAGTAGATATGAAAGTAGTAGAAAGAACAATCCAAGTAAGTGATGTGTATGATAGTAAAAATAATTTAATGGAAGACAAAAACCCGTTACGATTACTTTATCTTGACCTATACGGAACTGTGAGAAATGCAAGGAATCCTAGAGTGGGTATGGACGCAACAAACACCATTTGCAATGCGCTGATAAAAAAGTATGGTCCGCTTTGGATAGATAAGGAATTATTAATAAAAATGGAAGACATGAAAAAAGGAGAAGTGGATTATGATTGACTTAAAAGACAAGTATTTCCATATATATAAATGGAACGCAGAAGAAAAGAGGACAAAGATTAACAGACAAGGATGGGTTAGGGATTACGACCCTGAACAACACATCGCTCTTGTGCATTTTTTTAATTTCCTTGATGGTGACCAATCTCCGCAACAATATCTTAAAAAGGTTACAGAGGACTGGGTATTTTATGATACGGATGACGAAATGAATGAGGCTTATCTGGAGAGCCAGAGACTGAGCAAGGATGACGAAGACTGGGCGAGAAAAACCAGAGAGTCTAGGAAAAAATGGATAGAAGAAAATGCGATAGAGGAGTAGATTATGCCAACACGAAATGAACTAGCAACTCAAGATGCAGAATTTGATACTGCACCGTCTATAGAAGATTCACTAATGGAAATGGAAGAAGGGGATATCTTATTGTGGCGTGAACTTAAAGCAATAAAATATGTCTTGGCAGACATTTCAACGCATCTATCAAAGATAGCTGACAAGGAGTAGATTATGCAAATAGGAAAGCTAAGACCACAGATACTAACCGCCATCCTGTGTGCGACTATATTCAGTATAGTGACCGTAGTAGTGGGATTGCAGATGGGAGCTATAGAAGTCATCACCGCAATTATCGGTGGAATCTTTGGCTTCTTAGGTGGCGTGTCGCTCAAGGTTCTTGAGAACGAGTAATGTGGAGTCTATTAATACAGCTAGCAATCCTGGTTTCTATACTGGGGTTGGTAGGTGTCTTACTATACTCACTCGTTTAATGACCAGCGGTGGCTGGTTCGGCAATAGTTACCTCAACGTTATCCTCTATCGTGATATTGGCTCCCGTGACATTAGTGGCGATAGTAAATTCTTTAGTTGCAAACCCGTCACCCATGCCTACCTCGTTAAGTAACACCTCAAGAGTTCCAATTGTCAATTTTGAGAGGACACAATTTCCGCCTTTTGTCCACAAATTTTTCAGCCTTAAAAGCCCGACCTTCCCATTAACTCCGCTCGCAGGAGCCTGTATCCATATGCGGTCATACGTACCACCATTAGTGATCATCGCATCAGCCTGTTGATGTCCTCCACCGATACTTAACATCCTGCTGGTACCGGGACTAGGCGAAATTGACTGACCATCTGAGGCGTTGCCTCTAACCACGATTGTATGGGCTT